TAAACATGTAAATATTAAAAATAATATTGCTTGTTCCATTTAGAACCCAAACCCTGTTAAGGGAACAACCAATTCAGTGACAGAACCATCTTCTTCAGTAATGGTAACTGTGATTGTCCCTGCTGTTAAATCTTTTACCCAATAGATTGTAGCACCTTCTAAATCAGCAGTTCCAGAAAGTGCGCCATTTTCTTCGAACATGGCATCTACTAAGTTTTTTGAAATTTGTGCGTAGATACGAGACTCTACGTTATTGATAAATTTGTTTATAGTTTTATTTGCTTCTTCTCTTGCTGCTTCTCGTTCAGCAGCTTCAGCATCATCTTTTAATTTTTGTTTTCTGTTATGCTCAATCTGAGCAATAGAAAGGAAGTGTTGAGACTGGCCAATCCCACTAAATGAGGGACTCCCGAAAGTGTGTACTAAATCACTGGAGTGACTAAGTGTCGGGATTATTGTTAGGAGTACTCCTATTGCTATTAATTTCTTCATGTCTTGATCCATACCTCTGTAATATTTTTTCTACATCCCCATCTATAGGTTTGCCTTCTTTATCGTAATGTTCTAATAACATTGAGAGTTTCGTATTCAGACGTATCATGTCATTATCAAGCATTCTAATTCTATCTACTAATGCAATAAGCGTACCCATTGCTCCACCGATTACAGGGTCAATAGTTTCAGTTACCCACTTCCATATGAAGTATACAAAGTATCCAAGTCCTATTGCTGCTATAATAGGGAAACCATAATCTTTTATTGCATTTGCAAGTTCGTCCAAATTTATCCCCTAATCACGCCGAGCATCTTCTTTACCTTCATTCGCTGCAAGTCTGTCTATGTTGGGTTTCACCCCAAACGCATAACTCATCAAAGCATCAATCTTTACTAAGTCATTATTCATAGTCTGAACACGATTGTCCAACTGTCCTATGATACTGTTTAGCGTCTTTACACTATCAGTAACGCCTGCTAGTATAAATCTGATTGTTAAGAAGACGAAATATCCTGCCGCAATAGCCCCTGCTATTGGAGCTCCAACGTCTCCCACAAATGATAGTAAATCCATATGTTCTCTCTCAATAACTACTATTTATAATAAAAGAGTGCTGCTAACGATTTATATTCCAAAATGTTTCAGGCGAAGTAAAAGTTGCATTCCATTCAGCATTTACTACTCTATATTCGAAGTAAATATATGTAACCCATGCAAAAGATAATGCAATAATAATACCACATATCAACATGTAAATCTTCTGTCCCTTAGTAAAAAAGTGATCGTCATTCCATTCGTACATAATACCTATCCTTTCGTATATACTTAGGCAATGTCATTGTTTTGACAACAGATGAATATTTGACGCTAAAAAAAAGGGACAGAGTTTGCACTCTATCCCTTTCCCCCACACTAAGTTCTTTCTCTATATTCGGTACAGTCTAGCCGTCTAGTGTGTTGTATACTACAACCGTACTTATCTATTTTGGGTCTGTGTGTTACACCTCTACCCTAGCATAGATACTATTCATTCGCCAACTTTTCAAAGTATGACATAGCATCATCATCTTCATCAGATGCAGCTGCCACTGTTGAAGGTTGTGGAGCGGGTTCAGATTTGAACTCAGGTGTGAAGTTCGTAGACTCCTCATCTTGCATTCTCTCTGCAGCAGTCTTACCAGTAGTAAGTTTGCCTGTTAATACCGCATCCAAACGAGTCTTCAACTCATCATATGATTTAAAGTTTGACGGCGCAAGAAACTCAGCAAGTGAATGCTGTGACTTGTAGATTGCTTCCAACTCTTCATCAGTTGATTTCAATGCAGATTTAGCATCCAAACCAGACTTATCGTAGTTCCAGTAACCATCTACTTTGCGAATCTTCAACATGAAGTTGGCACCTTCCCAAAAATCGAATGGGTTGATAGGTGTCTCATCAGGGAACTCAGGTTGCATTGCTTCCATAAGTTTGTCAAAGATTTTCTTACCGAACTTGTAAAGCATAACTTTACCCTCATTTTGAGGATTAGTCGGGTCACTTACAACGTATACATTTGCAAAATATTGCAGTTTACGTTTTTGTTTACGAGCAATCTCTTTATCTGATTCTACACCAGAGTTCCATAACTGCGAGTTGTACTCACTGATAGGGTCTTTCTGATTTAGAGTAGTAAGAGAGTTCTCAATAAACCACTGTCCAGTTGGGCCTTGGAATGCGTGATTCCAAACTCGTACCCAAGGAAGTTCTTCACCCTCTGGTGCTGGTAGGAATCGAAGTACTGCGTACCCATTGCCTGCCTTGTCCACCTGTGGTTTCCACAGACGTTCATCCGCATAGGATTTCTTTTCTGTAGCTGGTGATTCGTCCTTTTGGACTTGTTGCAACAGTTTATCTAAACTGTTCTGGTTTCTCATTGCTGAAATTGACATATTGTTTTCTCCGTATATTGTCGTATGTTTAAGTATTTCACAATCTGCACAGCATAACTGTGCATTTCATTATATAACAGTATTTATTATACTGCAAAAGTGGGGCTTTGTCAATAACTTTTTCAAATTATTTTCTAAGAGCATCCCACTCTTCTGGTTTTGCGTCCCAAAGAGATGTGCGTTTTGGTTTGTATACATGTATATCTTCACCGTAACGTCCACGTTCTCTGTTACCATCACCATTTAGTTCCGTCATGTCCTGTTGCATTGCTTTATAGTCTAGCAATTCATCTTCTTCATTAGGAACTATCTCAACATTCCCATCAAACGAATATCCATTCGCAAGCAGGAAATGTTGAAATGCGTCACACATCTCATTCAAATCAGAACCGTCTTCAACATTGAATTCAATCCTGTTAGTGTGATGTGTTGTTTTAAAACCATGTACATCTTCTTGTACAGGTTCTTCATGTATAAACTTATACACTATAGTTTCTCCATTAGTGGAAAGATTTTAGCAATCTCTTTTGCACATTTTTGTGCAACTTCCATGTGTTCTTTTTGAGTTCCATTCGCACCACGAAGTTCAATGTAATGAACCCATGAACGTAAAGAACCTTGCATATATAGTCGAGTCTTGGTCAGTCCTTCTGGAAGAACTGCACGAGCCTGTTCCTTTGCAATACCATTTTCAATCGCCCACTCGTATGCTTTACGAGATGTTTCGATAACACCTTGTTGTCTACGATTCCAATCTGTAATCAGTTGTTGGTGTTTTACATTATCTACTAGAGAAGGGTCATTCTCAATCTCAATAGAGTTCTGTCTATTTGTTGTATCCTGTAAACGACATTCTCTTTTAGTAAATGCATCACCCATTGCTGATGGTTCTGCATACCGTTGAGAAAACTCTTGAAATGCAAAACTTCGATGACGCACAATCTGGTGAGCAATGTCACGAGTAGTGTCGATTTCAATCGTAGCACTAGCCATCTCCAATGGACTCCAATGTTTATGTTTCACCAAGTACTTAATAAGTTTTTCAGATGTCTCTTGATTCATCTGATTAGCAGGATTAGATACACGAGCACAGAATGCGATTAAATCTTGTACATTCTCAATACCAATAATACCATCCTCACCTTTTGGGGGTTGACTGTAACTAATCAATCTTGTTGATGTTACCATTTGTTTTAGTTCCTTAATCTCTGTCACTAATCATTATCCTTCTTTGTCAAATTATAACCACCATCTGGCAGTTCTTCCCATAACAGAGTATCGCCTGTATCCCAACCGACTGAATCTAATGATCCTGTTGGGAATTCAAAAAACAACTCTTTTGTTTTACCATCTTGTTGGACTTCAACCAACCATGTATTCTGTGACAATTGTTTATATTTCATAACAATTCCTTCAATAAAATTGAGCAGTTTATTATCCTACTCAGGATATATAACAATTACGCCTGTTTACGATAACGAGGGCGATAACCATTATTGGACTTATTAGCAGACTCAGCAAGTTTCTTTGAGAGTACTATGTCACGCTTTTGAAGCTCTGACAAGTCAAACTCAAGAGTCTTGATTCGTGTCTTTGCTTGTACAAGCTTAGAACGATAGAAGTCTCTTTCCCTAATAAGTTCATTCGATTCGTTTGACCGAACTGGATTGGCAACTTGCACTTCCATTAGAATGTCTCCTTCACTAGTTGGAGTAGTTTTGATTTACACTTCTCTCTATCATAAGGGAGAAATGCGGCGTATTTGACGATTAATCGTCTCGTGTCTGGCCATACTAAGTCATCTTTCATTCCTTTATCAAACCGTGTTACATAATTTAGCAACCCTTGTAGGATTACCGCCGTCTCAATGCTTACTCTCTTTGCGAGTATGTTCTTTAATAATACAGGATGTTTACCACTTTGTAAAGAGAAAATTGAATTAAATTCATCAACTTGATCAAATAAAAAGTGCATGTCCTGTAAAAAGTTGTACGTCAATGACTGTCTGTTCTTAGACCATTCTAAGTAATTCTCTTCACTGAAATCACCCAGCCATCCTTTTGGCGACTTCACGAAGTTTGCAATGTAGTAGTCTTGTGTATTATCACCATACTTTCTTGCCACTCTAGCGAAGAAATATCTATCTCTTCTTTTTAGAAACGATGCCTTGGATGCAGAAGTCTTTCCACCATATCTAGTATAATCATAGTTACTAGTGAAGTGTAATTTCAGACCAAGATACATCTGGTAGGATTCCCACGCTTCCATTGGACTTGTCCTTAAACTGGTAGGGTTGCTACTCGTGGCAAGAAATTCAACTTCCTTGCATCTGCTTCTATTTTTTCTTTAAGTGGTTTTGAGATTAGCGGCCCAATCGTGTCTGGTTCCATTTGATGTTTTTCACAATAATCTAATATTGCATCCATATATGATACTTCGTTTCCTTGACTAACTATCTTTTCTATTTGAAGCGCAAACTTCTTTGGCGTCATCACAACTAGTTCTTCTAGATTCATTACAAACTCCTGTTAACAGGTTTAAAAAGGTGGAGAAGGTGGTATTAATAATACCGAAACCTTCTCCGATTTTCGCAGACTTACCGTAGGTCTACACGGATGTATTAAGTCATCACACTATAGAATTTGGAGCGGGTGGAAAGAATCGAACTTTCGTCAAAAGGTTGGAAACCTCTTGTAATGCCATTATACGACACCCGCTGAATTCCACTTTTCTGTTGCTAAGTAAGTGGACAACTCCCTGCGTTTACGCCGCTAAGGCGAAATCAGATATGGCAAAGTTATCGTTTGCGTTTAGTTTTGTTGACTGTCTAACGTAAGTCACCACGGCAATCTACTCTCATCTCTATCCGTCAGTCGATCCTATTCATCCCCATCAAAAATACATTGTCTTAAACCCTCGTGAGGTCTGTATCTCTGCAAAGACACCTTATTGCAGTAAGGCGCAATGTACTTTTGGTGGAGATGGAGGGATTCGCACCCTCGTCCTGTCCAAACTTTGAATCGTATTAACGATTGCATTTCTATTTATATAACCATGATATCACAAAGATACCCCTATGTCAATAAGTTTTTGTAAACTTGTTCCACTTCCTAGTATACAGCCCATCCTTGGGGATGGAAATTCAATTATTGTCCAAGTATAGGTATCAGTGTTAACTGTAATTATCACCTTTGTTTTATACGTTCCTCTACCTTCTGGTTGAGCACCCCATCCATCCATTGTGATAAATGGTACTTCACCAAAGTTATCAGTAATAGATTTTATGGTTTGTAGTGTACCACACTGGACAGGTTTATCTGCCCAGAATGGTTCTGCTGCAACTGCTGTACTAAACAGCAGCGCCGGCAGTATTGAAAACATCTTCTTGTTGAGCATTTTCCTTTTCCCATTCTTCCGTGAACAGGTCGATTGTCTCAACCAAATCTTGAAGATAGTCATTCTTATCCTTCACAAACTCTTGGACAAGTCCATCTTCAGTTACCACTAAGATAACAATCTGATTGATTTCAATTCCTGTACGTTCCTCAAACATCTCTGCATAAGCAGATGCTTGCATATAGTATTCGAAATTATAATCATCCTTTCTTTCAGAACGAGAAGTCTTAAAGTCAATAATAGATGGGACACCGTTCCAATCTGCAATACAGTCCACACGGCCTGCAAGACGATACTTCTCACTCCACAATCCACACTCTTGTGCATAGATATTATCTATACGTTT